TGTACCTGTATTTTCAGACCATCCATCAGTAGTAAGCCAATCGTCTTGTAAATACGTCGTCCCCGCCGGATCATCGGGGTATTCACTCATAGTATTTAATTCTATTATTGCACTTTGAGCTGTAGCTGAACTATCCATTATCCATTTAGTAGATAATCTATCATCCTGTACATTAGTAATTTCATAATTAGGAACTTCACTAACTGCTGTTAAACTACTTCCATCTAAATCATCTATTATATTCTCGTATGCTATTCTCATACTACAGCCCCATTATCTATTAATATTGTTCTATTTTGTGTAGCTGGAAAAATTAAATCTAATATTGGTTTACCATCTATATTTTGTATTATATGAATCATTTGAGATTGATTTATATTTGTTTTTATATCTGATAAAACCGATCCTAATTTATCCAAAGGTACTACTAATTCAGGTACTCCAGCTTCAGCTACTACTGCATTAGTTCCACCAGGTTTAGGCATTACTAAACCACCATTTCTTAAAGCTAAAGGAGGATATTCTTGATCATTTACTATACCGGCTTTTGCTACACCTACAGCTGCCATCGCTGCTGTTAAAATACCAGCCATAATAACATTTATTCCTGATTGTGCCCATATTTTAGTTATTCCCATAGCAGTATCAATAGCTATTTGTGCTAGAGTCATTTTCTTTTCAACTTCAAAAGCAGCTTTTTGTAATTTATATTTTTTTCTAGCAAAATCTTCTTCTATCTGAGCTTTATCAACTGCACTTTGGGCTTCTATTATTGCTTCTTGATCCCCTTTTTCTTGTGCTATTCTTAATTGTTCTTGAGCTGATTCTAAAGCAGTTTTATCAGCTAATCCCATAGCTTTTAATTTCTTTTGTAATTCTATATCTATATTATTTATTTGATTTTGATAATAAGATGAAGCTATAGAACCTAAAGATTTAAATAAATCAATAGAAGAACTTAATACAAATTCATTAGCTTCTTTTCTTATTTTTATATTTTCTTCTTCTGCTAGCCTTGTAGCTTCATTTTCTTCTTGTAATAATTTTAATTGATCATCTAATCCGTTCCTACTTAATTCATATTTATGAGTTTCAGCTTCAACCCATGTTTTAGTTTTATCTTGGGCTAATTTTTCCTCTGCTTCTTTTTCTTCATCTAATATTTCTTGTTGTCTTTGTCTTAATAATTGTATTGCTTTTAATCTTTCTGTTTCATATTTACCAGGTTCCCATGCTAATCCAATAGCTTTAATCTGATCTTCTATTTTTTCAAATTCAGATTTTTCAGAATCTAAAATAGATAAAACAGTTTTATATTGTTCTTTATAAGTACCATCTATAATGGCTTGTCTTTGTTGTAAAGCATTATTTATTTCTTGTTCCGATATTAATTGTTTTGATATATATTCATTTATTCTATCTTGATTTATTTTCCCTTCAACTATTAATTTTAATATTTCTTCTTTATTTATTTTTTCTTTATCAGTTAATTCTACAATAGCTTCTTGCCCACGTTGATTTAAAGCTTGCCATTTTTGTTTTTCAGCTAATTCTATTTTAGTATTATTTAATAATTCTCTTTCTTCTTTTAATTGATTTAATCTAGTAATTTCAAAATTATTACCAGCCTCTACCATATTATTAGATTTTTCAATTTCTTTATTTACTTTTATTAATCTATCATTTACTAATTCTAAATCTTTTGACCAAGTTCCAGTTGTTCCTCCATGAAGAACTTTATTTAAATCTTCTTGTTCTATTCTTGCATTTTTAATATTATTTGCAAGTATTAAAATACCAGCAGCTACCGCAGCTACTCCAACTATAACTAATCCAGCTATTCCTGTAGGAGTTAATCCAGTTTTTAATGCTTTTATCAATCCAGGTAAAACTTTCATTACTCCAGAAATACCTAAGGCTAATGGCCCCATAGTAGCAGCTACTCCAGCTATTATTAAAATATTTTCTTTTGCTACTGGGCTTAAATCATTTATTCCTTTTAATAATTCACTAAAACCTTTTACTACATCTTTTATAGAAGGAAGTAAAATATCTGCAAATGATCTTCCTAATTCTCCAGCATCATCTTTTAAAGTAGACCAAACTCCAGATAAAGTTTTAGATGCTGTTTCCATTCCTTTATAAAACTTACCACCTTCTTTAGTAGCGGATTCAAAAGCTTCTGCTACATCTTGAGCTGATATTTTACCTTTAGACATTTCATCTTTTAGTACCGCCATTGATTTACCAGTTTTTTCTGATATTATTTGAAGCGGGTTAAAACCTACATTTATTAATTGTAATAAATCCTGGCCCATTAATCTGCCAGTAGATTGAATTTGCCCAAATACTAAAGCTAGTGAACTTAATTTAGCAGAACTACCTCCACTAATATCTCCTAACATTGAGAGTGTTTCTATAACTTTATCTGATTCTATTCCAAACTGTAATAATGTTTTTGTTGCATCTGCTAGTCCAGTAGTTTCAAATGGTGTTTTAGCAGCCATTACTTTTATATCATTCATTAATGCAACAGCTTCTTTTTCATTCCCTAACATAGTAGTGAATGAAGCTGTTAACATTTCTATTTCTGCGGATGATTTTAAAGCAGCAGCTCCTAATCCTATTAAAGGAGCTGTTACAAATAATGATAATTTTTTTCCTACAGTTTCAAAAGCTTTTGCAGATTCTTCAAATTTCTTTTTTGTTTTTTCTATCTTAGTGTCAAAGTCTGAATTATCCCCTTTTAATTTTACAATCATTTCTCCTAGTGTATTCATAATTTAAGTGTCCCCATACATTTTTTTCATATCTTCTAAAATCCCTTTAATTTCTTCTGGAGATTTATCTGCTAATGTATTATTTTTATTATTTTTATTAGATGAGGAATTATATTTTATGTCTATTCCTAAATTATGATACATTATTACTTGTCCTAAACTCATTTCCCAAAGTAAATATTCCTTAGAAGCCCATGGAAATAATAAAGCCATTGTTATAAATAACCGGGCAAGTTGTTCTTTATTTGATCCACCTTGCCCGGATGTTAGTTTTTTCCATATTTCTCCACTGCTTTATAGGATGCTTCTAAAGCTTTTTTTATTTCATCGACTATAGCCCTAATTTGTACAGGTTGAGTTTCTTTTAAAAACCAATCTCTATCTAATTTAGGATGCTTTAATGAACAAAATAAAGTACATAAATCTATAGAATAATTAAATATTTTTTCATTATCTTCATCTAATTTATTCTCATTTTCTTCTAAAGATTCTTCATCTTTTAATTCTTCTCTTTCTTTTTGTAATTTATTTATATTTATCATTATTTTATTTATAGTACTTATAAGTTTTTCAACTTTAAAAGTAATACCTGTAGGTATAAATGATAAATCAATTTTTTCCCCTCCAATAAGAACAATATTGGAGGGTGGATTTAAAATATCTAAATCTTGAATAGTATTTATTTCCGACATTTCCCTTTATCCTTTTATTAAGCAGGATTATAAGTATGAATAACTTGATATAATTGAGATCCAGCTGTTAAAGTATCATCTTTTTTTGCAGTAATAGAAAAAGGCATAGCTGATACAGGATCAGTATCATTATCAGATTTTAAACTAAATTGAAGCCCATTATCAATTGTAGCTTTATATAAAAGAATTACAGTTGATTGAGTTACACCACTAATTAAACGTCTATTAGTTATTTTAAAAGCCCTTGCAGTTAAATCAGTATTTCCACCGGCATTAATTATTGTTTGCCCAGAACCAGAACCAGCAGAAGAGGTTAAAGCTCCACAACTAATAGTAGCTAATACAGAAGCGTCAAATTCTATTAATTCCCCTGATACTGTAAAAGTTTCATCTGCTATTCCTTCTATAGGATCAGGTCCATTTCCACATTGAGTATCAAATTTAACTAAATTATGAGTAGGTTCATTTACTATCCCACAACCAAGATTAGTCCATCCTGTAGCAGAAGCCGCTGAAGTTCCATAAACAGCTGTTTCTATTTTACAGTTGCCTATAATTAATTTAGTAGTATCAATTGTAGTATTCTGATATAACATTTTTATTTCTCCTTATTCATTTGTTATGACCATAATATCAATAGGACAATTAAAACAATTTTCAGTTTCATTTTTTACTCCATTATCAGTAATTAAACTATTTTGAATAAAATCAAAGTTATCTTTAGGACCATTTACGGTTCCATACTTACCTTGTCCTTGTGATCCTGTTAGTTCCTCTAGTACTACTGTACCTAAATCTCTTGCAGCCCTAGCAGTTCCAGCCCGACAATTTATAGAAAATATTGGATTCTTTAATCCATTAATTCTTTTATGTGGTAAATCATAATAATTAATACTAGGCAATATTTCTGTAGTGGGTTTAGTTGCATAATAAACTCGGCCATTTACAATATTAGAAACAGCAGTTGATTGTATTAAAACATATCCTACAGCTTGATCAGGAGTCATTTAAATTCCCCTACTTCTTAAATATTGTTCATGCTGAATTAAATATTCCCCAAAATGATATTTACCATTTGCACTAACTATAGGAACTATTTCCCCTTGTGCTAAATGGAAAGCAGGTCTTAAATATGGTTGGGCATCCATTTTAATAGTTCCATATTCTACATCAGGAGCATAATCAACAGCAGTACCTACCCAAGTATCTAATGGATCAGTCGGTTTACTTATTTTTTTAAATGAAGATAAATCCCCTCCTAATGTTAGTATTTGCTCAGTTCCATATTCAGCTGGACTTCCTAATTCTGTTCCTCTATCTATACTTTGCGTATTTAT